AATGAATTGTTTCTATCGGCCACGCGTGGCCGATAGGCGGTTAGCAGCCCTCGATTCTTACGCCGCCACGGGGACCGAGAGACAACAAACAATCCGGATATTCGTCGAGGGTCTCGCGCCGTGAAGCGCGATGCAGTGAGGCCTCAATTTCCTGCTCATACTGCGCCAGCTCTTGCGCGACGCGCTGATACTTATTAATCGCGGCCTGTTTTGTTTTGTAGCAGAGTGAATCATCGAGGCAGTCGCTGCCGATTCTCAGGAACCAATATTGCTTGGTGATTGTCATCGCTCTATCCTTTCTGTTGTTGAGGCCTCAATTGTGCCTGATCCACGGCCCGCGTCCAATGAATAGTTTCTATCGAACCAGCGCCAGCAATAGGTCTTTCCGCGTCGAGCCCGCCCGCCCCCGCCGCCACCATTTGTGGGAAAAGTAACGCGGGCCGCGCTGCGCGGCCCGCGAACCAAGGCAAAAGGAAAAGGGCAAAAGCGCCAGCAAACGCGCACCGGCGGCAGCCGGTGCGCGGCCCGTGGCCATGGCCACGGGGAACACGGCCCGCGTGATTCGCGGGCCGTGGCGCGGTGCGTGCCACGATTAGCACGGGAACCGGTGCGAGGGCCGGGGCCCGGTTTACCCCGGGCAAATTAACGGGGGCAGCCGGTGCCGGTTTTCCCCGTTTTCCCTCTGTAAATGCGAATAATTCGCATCCTAATTTGCACAGTTAAGCCGTGAGCAGCTCCATCGCTCGGTTTTTAATCGCTGCACCGGTGCCGAACCACGCCGATTCGAGGCGCGTATTGTCGCTGCGGCCGCGCTCATGATCGACTAATTCAGTCACCGCGTTAAGCATTGCCCAACGCGTGCCCGCCACGCCGCCGATGTCCGAACCGATAGCCGCGCCGTTGAATAACGTCATGATTCGCTTGTATGCCCGTGATTCGCTGATGTCGATTTTGCCCGTATGGTAAGGCTTGAGCAGCTCAGATACAAACGCATCCGCCGATTCGGCCACCATGGGCACGCCCGCCAGCTTGCGCGATTCAATTAAAAAGCGCTCCCAATTATTGGCCACAATGCCAAGCTCTAACCGGACCGCGTCCGCGTCGAATCGCTCAGAGTGCAGCACGCGCACCGAGGCGGAATTATCACCAAGCGCCGCCGTTATCGTGTTATTACAAACCACGCGCACGGTGGTGAACTTGGCCACAGTGGCCATTGTTCCATCATATGACGTGCCAAGCAATAAGTAAGGCTTGACGGTGTCCCCTTCAACAATATCCGCGCCAGCGCCCACGGATGCCAGCGCCCAAACGCGCCGCCCGTAACTTAACGCGCCCGCCGTTTCCAATTGAAACCCGCCAAGCTTGACCAAGTTATCAAAAAACCCCATAACCTCGGCAGGCTGCACCACGTGATAGCCGTCCGAAACAACGGCCAAGGGTGCGCCGGTGTCGCTGCGGTGTAGTACTTTGCGCCCTTTGAAAGCTTCCGGTTCGCTCGCGGCTGCGGTGCGAAACAGTACGGGGGATTCAAGCACGTCATAAGCTAGGCCCGCCTCATGTGTCCATGTTGTGATGTCCGCATCAGCGCTCAAAGCTTGGCCGAGGCCATGCCATGGGGTTTTGCCGGTGTATGCCATTGCGGCCGTGCCGGTAGTGGTGTCGATCATGTGAGCCATTTCGCTATCCTTTCTTGGTTGAATCAGTAGCCGCCCGGCTGCTGATGTGTTGAATTCTAGTCTATTGTCCGCGCCGGTCAATTGAATTATTCCTATCGGTTTTGGGTTTCCGATTAATCCCCCCAATGATCCATCAGCCAGCCCAAAAAAAGAAAAATTGCAAGCGCTACTAATAAAAAGATCATGCGGCCACCTCGCGCCCAATATCGCCCGCGATATGGTGCCGCAGCATCGAGCCCACGGGCAGCGCCCGGGCAAAGTCGCGAAGGGTTTGCGCATCATTTGCGCGTCCGGTTTTGCGCGTCCCGTGCCATTGAATAGCAGTCGGGCCACTGGCCGCATAGCAGCCGCCGGGCGCGTCCGTGCCCACTTTCTTTTTTCCGGTCCCATGGGCAACGAATACAACGACAAAATCCCGTTCACCACGTGCGCACAACGGGGAACCATTGCCACAGTCCGCGCATGTAAATGACTCGGCCAGCTCAGCCGGGCAGCGTGCAAATGTCACGCCGTGGATTTTGCGCGGCCAAGTGTCGGCAGTGTCAGCCGGTGCAGCGTAAACCGCCGGGCGGCCAAGCTCAACGGTGCGCACCGCGTCCGCGATGGTGTCGCAGCTTGCGTTAATCGTGGTCTTTCCGGGTTTTGGTGTCGGCAGCGCCTCAGCGGCAAAGTGAGAATACGCCCATGCCATGCCCCGGCGCGGGACCGAATCATAAACAGCAGCCAAATAATCCGCGTCGATTTGATTCGTGCCGGTTTCACTTTTCGGGTGCAGTGCGCAGCTACGCGGGCACGTGCCATAAGTCTCATGTTCGCCAGCGCGATAAGTAACAGCTATCGGGCCGGTTTTTTTGTTCGCTGATATTGCAACGGTTTTGAGCATGTCTCTATCCTTTCTGTTCGCCGGAAAAGCTCCGGCGGTGTTGATTATGCAGTTATTGCAGCCATGCGCAATTTGAATTTATCTATCGATTCGCGGGAAATAATAGGAATCGGTGAACGTGCGGGAAAATCCCACGGAAAGCCCTCAATTGTCATATTCTCGGCAAAGTGTCGAGCAGCTTTCAAAGTGTCGAAGGCCTGCACCATGTCCCGCGTGCTAGGAAAGCAAACCACGTATTTAAAACGGGCGCGTTCGTTTTTTCTGATGTATTGAGTTGGGTTCATTTCTCTATCCTTTCTGTTCGCTGAATTATTTCAGCAGCCCCTATTTTGCCAAACCCCGGCAAAATGTCCAATTGTTTTTTTCAATCAATCCGCCAAGGCCGATAGCTTTTCTTTCAACTCCGCCCAGTTCATCCCCCGCGAAGGCCAAACCGCGAGCGGCGGCAGCCGAAGGCCCTCGGCAGCAAGGGCAACAGCATCGCGGCCGTGGTAAAGCAAAATCCGGTCGATATTCAAAACAAGCACAAAGCAAGGCCTGCCCTTAGAAGCGTGCCGAATCAAAAAAGCAATTTGATGCGGTCGCAGCGTAACCTTTAAGCCCCGGGCAACAGCTTTCAATTCCACAGTGACAAAGCAATCAGCCACGCCAATCAGCATATCCGAAACACCGAGGTTTACCCGGTTTTCGATTCGCTCGACATCGCACCCCAGCGCTTTGAGTCCATCGCGCACGCGTGCAGAGAATCGCGCCTCAGGTGTCGTCGCCACGGTCTATTTCAAAAACATCTAGCGGGGGATCGGCCACGCCAGCATCGAAGGCGGGATCTTTCTCGCGGTCGGTACTGTCCAGCACTTGGCCCGTGGTTGCGTCAATCAAAGCGGTCGGAGGGGGCCCACCGTACAAGCGCTTGAGTTCGTCCAGCTTTCGCTGCACTTCCTCTTTCGACATGGAGTCAATCGTCCCGTGCCGAATTTCCTTGCGTTCGACATATATTGTGCCCAGCGCTTGGCCGCGCCGGTACTCTGCCTGCACGGCAGCAGCAAAGGCTCCGGCAGCCAATGCTTTGTCCCGGATCTCCTGCAAATCTTTCATGTGGCGTTCGTACGAGGTGTTGTACTTCGAAGCCAGCTCCGCACGGTAGGCTTGGATCGCGGCCACCACATGCGGGTATTCCTTGGGGTTGGTCAGCTTCCACGCCATCACCGAAGCGGAGCCCTCCTTGTACCCGGCACGCATGGCTGCCTCTTTCAGGGTCACCCGGCCATCGCCGGACACGTATTCCTGCACAAACTTCCATTCCTTGGCATTCAGGACCTTTTGCTGCCTCAGGGGTCGGACTTCGCCCGCGAGCCTCTGCTTGGCCTTGTCAGGGACCACAGGAGGCACGTTCCAGACATCCCGCTTGGTCATGCGGTTCTCCACAAGCGCCAGCCGTTGTCCACCTTGCGCATGGAGAAGGTCCAGCCGGGCCTGTGGACCTTGGCAAACCGGATGGCTGCCACCCTAGCCGAGGCTGCCTGCTTTTCGCCCTTAAACAGGATGCTGTCGCCCGTTTCCATGTCCCGGAAGGGGTAGGTCGTGCGGTCCTCGGGGATGGGTATATTTGCGTCGATTTGTATCAAGGACTAACTCCTGTAAATCAATAAGCAAATGTAACCCAGCAATGCGAATTAGTCAAGATGTACATTCCCCCACCAATCCAATTCAAGGCCGTCTATATAGAGTCTGGGGAGGAAGAGTAGTAAAAAAAAAATCATCTCCTCTAAACGTAGGGACACCCCAGTAAATTACACTGTTTCTGACCCTGTAATGTACTGTAAGCTCCTAACTCCTTGATTTCATTCACTTATTACACCATTACGTCTATCACGTCTATTCCCACAAAAAAAATAAAAAAAACACCTCTTACCCTAAAAACTCCTATAGGGATCCCCAAAATTGCATAACAACCCCTGTTCTATATACTCAAATCCATATACACTAGGGAAAACCCCTATGAAAAACACAACAAAATGTACTTGACACCTAGTGTCCTCGAAACGATACTACGTGTCCCTAACCGATGTAATTCAAGAAAGGATAGCAGAGTATGAGTCGAGATCCATTAACCCAGCTACAGATAGCTGATCTTTCCCTTAAAGTCCCGGTCCAAGTAACGTACGGCAAGAACAGTGAAAACAACACTGTGATAAAGGATGTACGCGTGGTCCACGGTCCGTTGTCCTTGGACATCACTGCTTTGCTCACTGAAGACGACTTCTTTGACGCATTCGAGCAGCTTCACGATTGGTACTCTGATACCACCACCCCCACCACTTTTGAGGAGCCCAGCCATGGTTGATACCCGATTTAGCCCGTACGCGGGCCTGTTGAACTACTCTTACGACTTTTACAACGGCAAAACAAAGCATAGGCTGGATTGCTGGTTGGAGTATGACGAGGCGGACGATGGCGTGGGCTACAAGGAGGACTGGGCGGTTTTCTATGCCTTTTTGGACGGCGTGGACATCTCTGAGCTGCTGTCCGAGGAAGTCAAGGAAGAGATCATCTTGGGCGCGATGCAGTATTGTGCTGATGAAGCTGCCCAAGCGTATTACCCATAAACCATAAACCACACCACAAAAGGAAAACGAAATGAGCAAGAAGAAAGAACCCACAAAGGCATCACTGCCGAACTATTTCGAGGTCAACACTTGGATGATCCACGATGCGTGTAGCACGATGGATGAGGCGATGGCGATGATTGGCATCATTGCCCGGTCCTCGGACTATTTTACTCAACGGGCGTTGCACGGCGTGTTGACTGTGCTGGTTGATTCGCAGAGGACTTTGGGCGAGTATTTGGAGGGCCCAGAGAATGACGAATGAAGGCGCACCCTCACCGGAGGAGATAAAGCGCCTGAAGGTGCAGACACAGGCTTGTGCGGTGGAGATTGCCAAGGCGATGTTCAAGCATTCTGAGTCGCCCAAGGTTTCCGTGTTGGCGGCCATGATGGTTGCTGCTGGTGGCGCTCGGGCCACGGGCCTTGATAAGCACATGGCGCTGGACATGTTTTTGACCTTTTACAACGATGCAACCAGTTTCATGATGGAAGAGTGATTGCACAGTTTTGGTTGTTGGGAGAAAAGATGGACATGGACACAAAATTGTTGTTGCAGATGTGGCGGGTGCAGGTGATGGTCAACGATCATTTGCAGAGTCAGGAGGCGGGCCTCCTGCGCCGTATTGCTGATTTGGAAAGAGAACTGAGGGAGTTAAGAGATGCTGGAAAACGTACTGATGCTGGTGGGGCTGATGCTGATTGGCGGCGTGCTGGTCGTGGTCGTCGGCGCGATCCTGATAGCAGCGATTGATCAATTACAGAACGGAGACAGGAAATGATTCAAGACCCCGAAGACGAGGCGTTCAATCTCGTTGAACGACAGGCCAAGCAGCGCAAGGAGGCTGTGAAAGCAACGATGTTTGTGGCAACAAATCCATACCGCGATCAGGTTATCGAGGAAGTGGCACAGGCTATCGAGAAGATGGAAGGGTTTGGCAAAGACACCATTCACAGTTTTGCTATTTATATTCGGAGCATGAAGAAATGATCCTTGATCAAGGCAAACTGGCAAACGGATTGGTTGACGAACTGCTTGCTGTCATCCACCAATACGACGAGTCCCTGTATATGTGCAGCGTCATTGGTGTGTTGGAGTTGGTCAAGCAACAACTGATAACTGAGAGCATTGATAAAGAGGATGACGAATGACACAAGATGAAGTGATTGAGATGGCTAGACAGGCTGGCTTGGTTGATGCGGATTTTGAGCCAAGCCAATGGTGTATCCATGAATACATGACCTTTGCCAAACTGGTAGCCGCCAAAGAACGTGAAGCCTGTGCAAAGATGTTTGATGGTGCTGTGTGGGCTTATGACTATCGTGAAATTGCCGCTGCCATCAGAGCCAGAGGAGAACAAGCATGAATGAATCATTGATTGAACGCCTTAAGGTCAGTTGCCTTGGCCTTGACGCTGTTGATCCATTGCGCTTGCTTGTTGACGATGTGATTGCGGCTTTGACTCAGCCAGAGCAAGAGCCTGTGGCGACAGTCACAAGTGAAACAGGGGCAGACATAACAATGTCTTGGTGGCATGAACCTGCATTGCCTATTGGCACAAAACTTTTCACCCACCCACCACAGCGCACATGGGTAGGGCTTACGGATGAGGAGATTGCTGACGAGTTTTACAAATTTGAATCTGCTGGCGCATGGTATCAATTTACCCGAGCCATTGAAGCCAAACTCAAGCAAAAGAACGGCTTTGCCGAGGAGGAGAACACATGAGCATGGAAGATTACAACTTTGCCAAGGCCCGTGAAGCATGGGCAACGCCTGTGAAGATAGTTCAATACAACTGCACTTGCGGCAAGACTATGAAGTTTGAATCAGAGCATGGTGTTATTGCACCACAGCGCACAGAGCAGAACTTCTGCCCACGATGCGGCAAACGCACACAGGACATTCACACTTGCACACCACCACAGCGCACAGAGCAAGAGCCACAGATTGCAATTAACGCTCAAGTCGTTGGCTATGTTGAGCCACAACGCACATGGGTAGGGCTGACGGATGAGGAGGTAGAAAGCTACTGGGGCTGGGAAGACTTTCAGTGCGGTTGCGGGAAGGGAACTTTGCTGGAGATGGTGCGTGACATTGAAGCCGCATTAAAAGAAAGAAACACATGAGTTGGAAAGATTCAACACTCAAGTACATCAAGGAACTGATGAAGCCAAAGCCCATCAGCGAGATCATCGAGAAAGAAATGCGTGAGGCCGTCATCAAGAAGTTAGAAGCTGAAAGCGCAGTGGAGTATGCGGCTTCCATCGTCACCTACAACGTCGAGCGCATAGCTCGGCTACAGCGCAGACTTAAAGAATACGAGGAGGAAGCATGATATTTGATCGTTTACTTGTCGCCGCCGTGTGCTGTTGGCTGGGCGTGACAGGTTTGTTTCCAGCTACAGCAGAACCAGTAAAGCCCCTGACCCCAGCGCAGTTGCAGATAAAGGCCAAGCAGAAGTCAATCAGCAACGTATGCAAGGGCAAGCGCAAGAGTCAGACCGTGAAAGATTTGTGCAGAAAATGGGAGAGACAACAAGATGCTTGAAAAGATCAAAACATTCTTTGGCAGGGTGCGTGGGCAACACGCAGAGAAGCAGACCGTGGTAGTTCAAAACGAGCTTTGGCATTGCACCGACTGCAAATTGATTTTCTTGAACAAGAAAGAAGCAGAGAAGCATAAATGCATGGAGGCTCCAATCAAATGAATTGCCCTGAATGTGGCGCGTGGTCCGTGATCCTTGAAACGCGGTCCAGTCCTGTTAGATACAGAAGAAGGAGAGAGTGTGCAAATGGACACAAGTTCACAACTGAAGAAGTTGCAGTCACGTCCGCGCAGATCAAAGAAGAGGGACGAGACCGTTTCAACAATTATCGAGAGAAACGGGTGGAATCCGTTCGAGCGCGTAGATCCAAAGATTTTGGAAATGCTTCACAGAAAGCATGAGCAGGATGCCGAAAAAACTCGGCGATATTTTTTACTATCCGAACCCGGCAAAGCCGGTGTTCATCAAACAGAGGACGCACCAGTATGAGAAAGCAAAGCAGCAAGTCAGTCAAGTTCATGGAGTACATCATGAACCATCCCAGTGCCAAGGTGGGAACAGTGGCCAAGAAGTTTGGCATCACCCCGTCCCTTGGATACCAGTTGCGCAAGAAGGCGCTGGACAACCAGATCGGGATTTGGGCACCCCCGGAGATGGTTCCTATGCCGCCCGTTCCTGATGTAAATGCAACGCTCGATGCGCGGGCCGAGAACTACGGCAAGTTCAAAGACGGCGCAGAACTCATGCAGGCTATTAAACGCACCATGGCTGCCCATGCTGCCAAGCATGACAAAACCTTTGCTGATGACCAGTGGGAAGCGTTGGAGATGATCGTGCACAAGATTGGCCGTATCGTCAACGGCAACCCTGATGTGACCGATCATTGGGTCGATATTGCTGGCTACGCTACCTTGGTGGCTGACCGGCTGCAAGGGCGCGAGCGATGATCAAACCAACGCCGTCTAGAACGCCTGCTGAGGTCCGGGCCCTGTTCCTCGGTGCGTTACGCACGAACAATTACTCGATGAAGACTTCGGAGATTGCAGCCTTTACAACGCTGCCCATTTCCATGGTCCGCCGTTGTGGGTTGGGTTTGGCCAACGAGAACAAGATTGAAGCGGCCCTTGTCCCCGGAAGGGGCAAGGGTGAGTACAGGTTCACGATCACGCAGCTTGATTTGTTTGAAGATGCAGCGGTCACCAGCACCAGCTTTTGGCAGAAATTCAAGAAGCTGTTACGCTTTTAAAAAGGGCCCCTCGGGGCCCTTTATTTAGCCTCACCCCAGCTCGGGCCGACCTCTACGTCACAGCGGCTGGGAACTTCCAAGCGCACAGCATTGGCCATGATCTCGGCAGCAGCCAGTGCCTCCTCCCGATTCTTGACCGACAGCGCCAGCTCATCATGCACTTGCAGGATGGGCGTAAATCCGGCCTTAGCGAGCGCCACCATGGCCGCTTTGGTCTGGTCTGCGGCCGACCCTTGAATGAGTCTGTTCAGGCCCTTGTAGGTCCCCGCACGCTTGATCCGCGAGCCGTATTCAATGACTGCTTGTTCATGCGGAAGCGCCTTGTTCACGCCCCATTCCACCGGTTCCCACAGAGGGAAGCGGCATTTGCGGCCAAGCAGCGTGCGGATAGCTCCGCCGGATGCTGGATGCTCAATCCGGCGCATGACCGCGTTCACCGTGCCCTTGAGGAACGGCACCTTGGTGTGGAACGTGTTGATCAGCTCTGAAGCCTCGTCAGCGGACAGATCCAGCTCGCCGCCAAGCTTTCCTTTGCCCATGCCGTACATCAGGCCCAGACCAATCGTTTTGGCAGCCTTGCGCTTGATTCCAGCCATGTCTGCAACCATTTGGTGGAAGTCGGTGTTAGGGTCGTTGTTGTAGGCATCCACCATCCGTTCTGCCCCGGGCAGGTCCAAGAGGTGGGCGTAATGCACCAAAAGTCGCGGTTCTTGGGAACTGAAATCGTTTGATGCCCATAATTCGCCCTCTTCGGGCAGAAAGAGCGAGCGCACCAGCGGGCCGATGATTTCATGCCGGGCAGGAACCTGTTGCAGGTTAGGGCTGTTCATGGACAACCGTCCTGTCACCGTGCCGCCATCCTCATTGCGCATCTGGTTGACGTGCGGGTGGATGCGCCCGGTCTTGGCGCTGAAGTCCAGATATGGCTGGAGGAATGTGCTGTGCGTCTTGTTGGTCTCGCGGGCTTCGACGATCAACTTAGCCACAGGATGTTCACAGGTTTCTAGGAACCCTTTGGTGAAGCTCGGCAATCCCTTTTCTGTTTTGCCGTAAGCCACGCCAAGCTTGTCAAAGGCCACGGCTATGGATTGGGCAGCCCAGATATCCACACCGGACCCACAGGCAGACTTTAATTCTTGGTAGATTGCTTTCTCGCGCTTTTGCAGGCGATCGATCAACTGCTCAGCCTTGACCCGGTCAAAGCGGATACCGCGCTGGGTCATGTTCAAAAGGACGGGGAAGACTTCGGTCTCGAGATCGAAGATTGATTCAACTTCATCTTGTCTCAGCTTTATCTTGAAGTGATGCCACAGCTTTAGGGTCAGCGCCGCGTCTTGCTCCGCGTACTCACCAACATACATAGCGGGGAGCTTCCACAGCTCTTTCTTGGGATGAACGCCAAAATCGGCAGCAGCCTGCTTCAATGCAGCTTCGGACTTGACTTCCTTGAGGTAATCAAAACCAAGAGAATTCAGAGAGTAATTGAATCGGTTCTCATCTATCAGGGGAGCGGCGAGCATGGTGTCGACAATCCTGCCGTTGACGGTGAATCCACTGGCCCTGAGCCACCCACAGTCGTAGGCGGCGTTGTGCATGATCTTGTCGGCATTTGTAGCCAGTACGTCTTTTACCCAGCGTTCAACAAGACGTTTATCAAGATTGCCGCCACCGCCGTGAGCAACAGGATAGTATCCGCTCCAGCCGTCAACAGCCACAGCGTAACCAGCAATGAAGCCGTCATTACGGGGCCATCCCGGCCCAAAAGATTCCATATGCGGGTCACAAGTCTCGAGGTCAATTGCAATCTCCTTGGCGGTG